AGAAGATGCATCAGTACAAGATACCACCCATGATGATCCGAGAAAAGCTCGAAGCACAGTTCTCCGACCTCTGTTGCGTCTTTTCCCCCCTCCATATTGGGCAATTCGACGTGTTTGTGGACATCTCCCAGGTCACGCTCCCCGAAGCGGCGTCGAAACCCGCGTTTCTCAATAGTTCCAACTATATCCATATCTTCCTCGAAGATATCGTCAAGGTAAAACTGTTGGAGGTGAAAATTTGTGGGCTTACCGGGGTGCAGAATTATCATATCCTCAAGGGGGACGGAAATACCTTTCACGTGGAAACCGAGGGGAGCAATCTCGATGGGCTGGTATCGCTCCCTTTTGTCGATATCGGGACGGTCCGGAGCAACAACATGTGGGATATTTATCAAGTGATGGGCATCGAGGCCACACGAGAATTTCTCATTGAAGAATTTACCAGCATCGTGTCCTCGGACGGCACGTTTCTCAACCCCGTGCACATTCTGTTGCTCGTGGACATTATGACGCATCACGGCACCATCAATTCCGTCTCGAGGTATGGCCTCAAGAAGGAACAGGTCGGGGTCCTCAGCCGGTCGTCGTTCGAGGAATCGCTCGACCATTTCTGTAACGCCGGTTTTTACGCGGAAAAAGAACCGGTCAAGGCAGTGTCGGCGGCCATCATGTGTGGCAAACGGTCCAAGATTGGTTCGGGCCTGTGTAGCCTCCTCATGGACTGGAAAACCATTGGGGAAAAAAGCCAAGTGTAGTATACTACCATACCATTGTTTTTATTTTTTTCAAAAAGAAAAAATAAAATGTGGTTAGTCTAATTCGACAAGATGGGCGACCTCATGACGAAGGACCGTTGTTAAGGAAAACTCTTTGGAAGAAAGGATGGCGTTCCTGTTGAGCTTGATAAAGCGGTTCCTAGGATTATAAAATCCCAAAACGCGGTGGGTCTGGTTGTATTTTTCCAAATAGGAAAGCTCCAGGTCGCTTTGGAATAGAATAGGTACATCTCGGACATTAGGATAAATCACCGACAACTCGGAATGGAGTTTCTTTAATTCCTCGGGCATCGAAGACAGCACATCCTCTCTTGTTCTGGAATAAAAAGGTTGTAATTCGCTATAAAGCTGTCTGGCCTCGTCTGGACTCATCGCGTCGAATAGTTGCCTCTGTCCTTCGTTCATCATGACGGGTATCGATGTTGATTTTGATAATCCACCTCCACCTCCACCGCCACCTCCTGCGCCACTACCTCCACCGCCACCTCCACCCCCACCTTTTGCGAGCAGACTCGTCTTTTTCTCCGGAAACGGCCATTTCTGTAACTCTTCGGAGCTTACGGGGTCGCCCAGCCATCCCGTATCGATTCTCTGGTGAAGAAAGTCGGCACGGATGAGTTGTGCTTTTTCCAACGCCGTGACGTCCGTTTCCAAGGATTCGTAGCGTTGTAAATAGGCAATCTGTTTATCTATAAATCCATTGGTGAACATGGCTACTTTCTGCAATTCGTCCCGGGTGATTTGACCAAAACCCACGCTTCGTCTCCACAATGCGTTGTGAATATCAAAAAAAGTTTCGCTGTGCTGTAATTTTCTCCCCATAACTTTCAAACGTTTTGTTTGCAACTGTTTTGCCAGTCGTTCTTGTCCTTCTACGTAACCAGAGGCTTGTTTTCTTAATTCACCACCACCACCACCACCTTCCGCGGAATGCCCCAAGTCTACTGATTTTCGTTTTAATGGGTTTTCACCGGCCCTTGCGGTTGTCGTTGCCGTTCTCGACAAGACCGCTTCTTCTTCACTCGCTTTCGCAGAAGCACGCGCAACCGCTCCTCCCACCAGTTCTTCTCCGCCTACCATGCTCATAAGAAAGGGAGCCGTAGCCATCATGGTTAGGGATAAAAACAATAATCCTCCACCTTGTAGGAGTTGTTGGCGTCTCCGTTTCGACATTTCTTTCTTTATTCTCTTCTTGAATCTTTTTTTTTTACCTTGTACTATTTCCGCGACACCTGACATCAATGGTTTACACGGTCGTGTAAAACAGGACGCACCGGCAATTTGTAAACATTAAAAAATGATGATGGTTGGATTCTATTTTCAACACAACAGAATTCTCATGAATATCATCACGTTGGAAGATGGGTTGTCTCGGGTCAAGACAGGGGCAATCGACCGTTTATTTTCCTTTTTGGAGAAAAGTGACACGTCCAGGAAGGCTCTGTTCTCCAGTCATAGAGAGTACATGGACATTTACACGGTTTGTTATCAGATGTGTACTCAAACCAGTCCGCACAACTATTCCGATAAACTTTATGAATATTACAATAAATCTATCACGGAGTATCTCACCGACGTGGTGCTTCCTTCCATTAGGAAACAACCGCCGGGGGAGTTGTTTCTCCGAGAATTTCACAAACGGTGGGTGAATCATAAGAACATGACAGAGTGGATGCGCAAGTTCTTCATGTACCTCGACCGTTTTTATATCAAGCACCATCATCTCCCGTCGCTTCAGGAAACCGGTATTGCATTATTCCGACAAATCATCTATCCTCCGGTCAAAATGTCGATTGCACACACCATCCTGGACATGATTGACCAAGAAAGAAACGGAACCGTCATAGACCAGGGTTTTCTTCGTTCGTGTATCACCATCTTTATCGATACGGCGAAGAACGCAGAGAACTACATCCTTGATCTCGAGGCCCCTTTTTTAACCGCGTCCCGATGTTTTTATGAACTCCAGTCCGAAAAATGGTTCCTGAACGACCCCGCTTCTGTTTATCTCCTTCGGTCCGAAAACGCGATTCATCATGAACAACAACGAGTCACCAACTACCTACCACCGTTTACCGAAGAAAAACTGCTCCAGGTGGTGAGAGAAGAACTCTTGAAAAAACCTCAACAACATCTCGAGTCAGGATTCCGAACACTCTTCCAGAAGGACAATGTGGAAGATATCTCTCGGATGTATCGACTCTTTCTACCCATAGGTCTCGATTTCATGGTGGGAATTTTTAAAAATCATCTCCTTGCCCAAGACACCGTACCTATTTCGGAGTTGCTCGAACTGCATGAAAAGTACGTGTCCCTCCTTCGTAGATATCTCGGCAATCATCCGTTGTTTCATAAAGCACTCACGGAGGTTTTCCAAATCAAGATGAACCAGAATAGCGATAGTGCCGACAGCCGTCCGTATGCCGAACAGCTCTCCACCTTTTGTGATCCGATCCTCAAAAAGAGCGGCAATGATGAGGAGGTGGAAGACATCCTGGAAAAAGTGGTCCAGTTGTTGGCGTACGTGACGGACAAGGATCTTTTCTTGGAAATCTACAAGAACCAGCTCGCCAAACGACTTTTACATCAAAAATCCTTTTCAGAGGATTGGGAGAAGATGATGATCAGTAAACTCAAATTACGGTGTGGTGCACAATATACCTCCCGAATGGAAGGCATGCTCCATGACCTGCGTCTTCATCATCATTACGAGAAGGGGATGGGTTCGGTCCGTATCCTGACCGCGGGGTACTGGCCTCCTTCAACGAATTATACGCACCTCGTCGTGCCGAACGAAATGAGGAACTATACGGAAGAGGTGACCGAACAATACCGGCGTCAACACAGTGGAAGGAGGCTGACGTGGTGCTACGGTCTTGGAAGTGCGATTCTTCGTTACAAGTCTTTCGATCTTCACGTCAGCACGTTACAGGCCGTCATCTTGTTGATGTTCTCGGGAGAAATGACTCTTTTGGAGATCCATGACCGAGTTCATATTCCTTTGGACCATCTGAAACCGCTGATGCATTCTTTATCTCGTGCAAAACACAAGATAGTATGCAAGATCGAGGGTACGGACCGTTATGCTGTCAACACGGCTTTTACCTCACCGAAAAAGGCCGTGACGATTCCGATTCCTACGCTCGAGACTATACATAGCGTGCACAAGATGGAGGAAGACCGGTCTCATACGGTCGACGCGGCGATTGTGCGTATCATGAAGACAAGAAAGGTGATGAGTCATTCGAATTTGGTGGTGGAGGTTATGGGACAGCTCACGTTATTTCGACCGGATCCTCGATTGTTGAAACATCGGATTCATTCACTTGTAGACCGTGAATTCCTGGAGAGGGATGTCGAGAATGTTCAGATTTATAAATACATGGCGTGAATCGGAATATCCATTCCGAGTCCGGGATAAAATTCCTGGTGTTCACAGACGTCTCCTTCCAGTCCAGGTATGGCGTTGACACAGAAAAATTAGCCTTCACCGAGCATGTCATGTCTTCCTTGTTGCTCTTGGAATAGGCCCTTTTTGGGCTTTAAAGTTTAGAGAGGATGGAAATCCTGCTAGAAAAACTGTATCCTCTGTGGCATGGCTTGACCCTACTACCATAATAGTGTGGCAAGATTCGTATACCCTGAAGAAAAAAATTTCATTGTCGTTGGAAAAACCATGAAATGGTGCTGTATTCAATTATCATGAGGAATGACTTGGTCCGCATGTGACCTGGGGGTCCGGGGTCTGCGCGTCCACAATGTAGGGAAGGGGTTGGTTCAGGTACTTGTCCCAAAAGAGCGTGCCCATGTTCTCCACGTCGCAGATCTTGACCTTCTCACACCGGGGATAGTACTGCCTCATGTGGTTCAGAGGGTCCGTGCCCAGACAGCAGGGGTCAAGATCATACTTGTCACAGAGTTGCTGGTTCCCGGGGTTGCAGGATTTGCTCACCTCGGTGGGTGGATACTGCATCGCCTGGTCGGGATACTGGTCGAGGGGAATCGTTTTGGCCAGGCATTCCGGGTTGCTCTCGACGTACTTGGCGATGGACTCCTTAAAGTTGTTTGCGGGCAAAATCTGGCGCAGGATAATCATACCTTCCATCGGGGTCTTGGTGGGAACCACTTTTTTCACCAGTCCTTTCAGGTCGATATCCAGGTCCACACCAAGCCCTTGGACGACCGACGCCGAGGTGGCAAACTGGGAGGACGCCATGTCCTGGTTGAAGACCTCGTGACTAAAGTCTTCCCTTGTATTATTAGGCGGGGCAGTCGTGGGATAGGGAGGAGGACTTTCGGGAGGCGTTTGGAAGTTGAGGCCCTTGAGCTTGCCCCAGTTGAGCCAGTTCACGCGGTCGTCCACGAGCTTGTAGGTACGCATGTACTCCCACTGGTCCGCCGTGGCGAGGACGACGCACACTCTCTTGCTTTGGAGGCGTTTCCCGTGCTTGTCGTCGTTGTACGCAATGTCCACCGAGGTAAATTCCTGGTCAATAAGACCCGACAGCGCCGGGCGCTGGTTAAGGAGACCCATGGCCCAGTAATAATGACCCAGGCTCCAGTACCTCAACTGGTAGTCTTTCTTGACAATATTGGGGTAGCTGGGTGTGAGGGGCGTCGTCGGGATGTCCATCCATATGACGTAGACCGAGTCGGGGTCGTACGCCGTCGCGCACGCAATGTACTGCGAATCCGGATTCGGGAAGACAATGGTTTGCCCGGTGTTCCCCGAGATGATGAAGCTCTTGGCCTCACCGGTAAACACCGTAGCCTTGTTCTGCAGGCCCCATCGCTTGAAGCAGGGGTTCCCCATGCAGTCGGTGTACCCCCTCTGCAGGACATTGCAGGGCGGTGCGTTCTTCTTGCCGTTATGTTCGCAGGCACAGTAGTCCCCGTAGTAATTGCACCCGGGAGCAGGAACACTCACCGTCGACGTCTTGAACGAGGGGTAGTCGGTTTTTGGGTACTGGGTGCCCCGTTGCAGATAGGTGGCCCGGTCCAGGTACTGGGGGCACATATCTTCGGTAGGGCTTCTTGTGGGATACCGGGTAGGGTATCCCGTAGGGTAAGGGTACCGTGTAGGGTAAGGGTTTCCCGTAGGAATCGGAGGAATCGTAAACGGCTTGAAATTCTCCTTGGTTTCCGTCATACGGTTTACATACTGTTTCATGCTCACGTCCTCGTTCTGCGCCACCACCTCGAACGGGTCCGAAGGGTTGGCGTCGTTGGCCACCTGGGCCGAGTTTTTCAGGGCCTTTATCGAGCTATACAGTGTTCGGAGGGTGTCGGCGGCGACCTGGTCCGTGTTGTTTAACCGGATAAAGTAGTTGTTGTAGCTGTATTTGACAAACACGTCGGGAAGACCGACCCACCCCGAGCTCGCATACAGCGTCTCGTTCTGCGAGTTGATAAAGTAGTTGGCCACATTCTGGTACGGATTGTTCCCCTGGTTGCACGACGACGCCTTGAATTTATTCACGCACGATGTCGCGTTGGTGCTGGGCACCTCGAAACCCTCCCGTACCACGCGCGGGGTAGGAAGGTAAGGGCGAGGCTTTTTCGTGGGTGCGGGGGTGACCTTGGTGCACTCGTTGTCACAATTAGAACTATTGAATTCTCCCTGGACGTCGGGAACACAGAACCCATTGGTGCACGTGTACCGGTTGCACGAGGGCTCGCACTGCTTGGGGTACTCGACGAAATCATAGTCGGGCTGGTAGACATACGGAGGATTCTCTGTCTGTGCTTGTTTCTGCTGACCGCAATACACTCCAAAGGCTGCAGTCCCATAATCCGGTGTTCCCACGGAGCACTCGCTCAAATATCGACCAAAGTCGTACGCGCACGTTCCCGGTTGGGAAGGGTCCTGTTTGCAGATGTTGGGTGTGTTCTGTGGGTCCTTGAAGGCCTCGCAGTCCTTGTTGGTGTTTTCCGTAAACATTTTCTTCGTGGTACATTCTGCCACACCCGTGGTGTAGACGTATTTGCACAGCTTATCCTCCTCGGTGACCGCCGTAGAAGGGCATTGTGGCAACCCCGTCTTCTCGTTGATGGGATATTTTTCCGGGTCCAGAGGAATGTCCTTGACGCAGTATGGGAGATTCTGCTCGGGACGGCCCGCGCAGTAATTGGCGAGGCCTCCTTTCCCGTTGCTACACTTGCGAATCACCTTCTCCATGTACTGCCCACATTTGCCGTAAAAGTTTTCCGGCTCGCACACGCAGTACTTGTTCTTATTCACGTACTGGAAACAGTCGGGGTCCATGCTCTGACCAATCTCGTAATTCACGCATTGCTGGATGCACACCTTGTCTTTGGTTTCACAAGGCGACGACTTGTCCGACTCGGGGTGAACGGAACCGCCCGAGCCATTATCCAGAAAAATGGGAAATTCGGCGTTCGGGCATCCCTTGGTATTGAACGGGAACTCGCTCGAGTAGATGGTATTGTTGCACCCCTTGGGATTAAAGGGTGCGTACACCCTGTAAAGAATCATGGACTGATTGAGCCCGAAAATGGTGAGTGGTAGGATATTCTTGGAATCGGGCATTTTTCCCGTGTAGTAGGGCGAGACAAAGTAGATGGTGTAGAAATTGTCGTCCCCTTCCTCGTACGTGGGGTCCACAAACGGATTCTTGGACCCAGGGTCGGGCTCGATGTTCTGGTCCAAGAGACCGCTACAGTCGCCGGGGATGGTGGGGTTGCACGTCGCGGTCCACGTCTGGTTGATTCCCTGTCCCACAAACACCGTCCCGTTGTCCCCGGCCTCGAATCCCGTGTAAGGAAAGAACCCGAAATAGCGACACCTCGGAAACTTGCCCTTGATAACGACGATGGGACTCGCGTGGACGTCGACCATGGTCGTCCAGTAGTAGCTGGCCGGATCAGGCCATACGAAATTCCACGTGTCCGCGCTCGTTTGCGTCAGCCACGCGAGCATCTTGGGGTTATTCTGGTTGGCACTCACGGCCACGACGCTCGTTTTCTGCATCTTGCGATTCAACGGGTACCGCTGGTACTGGCCGTGAAGCATCTCCTGGTTGATAACGAGGGGAGCGAGTCCGAGGGCTTCGTTGACCACCGTTTCATTGACAAAGTTGGGGGACTGGGAGAGGTTGATCTCGGGGAGGTACGCAAAAGGCTTGTACTTCTCCTGGGGAACTTTGTTATTCTTGACGTTGACCACGATGATGACAATCACAAGAATGACAAGAGCGATAAATAGCAAATAGAGAAGAGAAACCCGCTGATTTTTCATTTTTATTGATT